GGAGGACTAAATGAAATCAACAAGGGACCTGCTAAGCCGATTTAAAATCGGGAAATCTTTCAACCTCATATCCATGCCAACCATCGAGCTCACAGAGGAAGAAGCCGATAGATTCATCGATTACATAGTCGATGAGTCGGTCATGAAAGGCTATGCAAGAGTAGAGAAGATGACCAGACCCCAAAAGAACATCCGAGCAATCGGCTTCGGAGACGCTCGATTTCTGTACCCAGCAGACCACTTCGACGAAAGCAAGTACAAAAAGCAATGGACTCACAATAAAATCACCCTGACTACCTCTAAGGCTCGAGGGGCTATAGCTGTTTTTGACGACGACCTAGAAGACATAAGAAGCATCGAAAGTGAAGATGCCTTCATGGACCACCTCATGAGGATCGTAGCCAAAAAGATAGCCAACGAACTAGAGGAAGCCTACTACATAGCCGATACCCACGGCCTCAATGGATTCGCAGCCGACGACATCCGCGGCATATGGGACGGCTGGCGCTACATCATCAACCACAGTGCAAGCGGCCAGCAGTACTACAACAACGTCTCTGGAGGCGCTTATATCAAGGACGCCTGCCTTTGCCAGAGCGGCGCCTCATGCCCAAGCGGCAAATCTGACCCAGACGCTGAATTCAGCTTCCCTGGACTCATAGCAGAGCAAGATCCGAACCCTCCCTACAATTGGGAATTCAAATACCATCTCATGCTCAAGAATATGCCGTCGAAATACAAAGCCAATAACGGCCTGGCAAACATGTCATTCCTCAACTCAGACCTGGTGACCCAGGATTACCTTGAGGCCCTGAGCCAAAGGGGAACTGCACTGGGGGATGCAATATTCACCGGCAAGATGCCGCCTGCCTACGGCCGCGTGCCCATCGTAGACATTCCACTCATGCCCTCGAATCTAGGCCAAGATGGCGACGGAACCTACGGACTCGTGGGAGGGGGAAACTACACCGATGTCCTCCTTACTCCCAAAAACAACCTGATCGTCGGAATTCAGAGAGACATCAAGATCGAAACCCAGAGAGTGCCCCTCAGAACCACCGTCTCAATAGAGAATGTGAATGCTGTTGTATTTTTGAGATGCCTTGAGCACAGGTGCTAAATGAGGGCAAGGATAATTAACTACGGCTACAGGAAAGTATTCCCAACCTGCCTCGGCAACATACGGCTGCTGCCGCGGAGGCCATATGAATTTACCAATTCCCGGGCTGTCAACGAACTCAGAAACTACAAGGACATCCAAGTTGAGATCCTGGAAGAAGACAAACCAATAGACTACAACCAATACCCCATAGGCCAGCTCCTCTTTCTTTATGAAGAAGATAGAGCTAATCAAAAAACTGGAGGGAAAAAATGCCACAATATGAATTCCCACATGCGAATGTCAGTGGAGCACAAAAAGAAAAATTCATTCGAGACATCGATTTTTTGAATTACCACATAAACCATGATAAGTGGGCGTGGTACAAAAATTTTCACATTGCATTTGCCCATAGAGTAGAGGAAGACTTCTGCTGCTATGACTCAGACTGCTGGACCACAAATACCACCGAACAGGGCTCAGGCTCAGCCACAGAGGCCTGCACCGATATGGTCAACGGCGTTTTGCTTGTGACCAACGCTGGTGGAAGAGACGACCTGGATGAGCTAACCTACGGCTGCGAATGTTTTAAGCTGGTCGACGGCTACCCACTCTACGCTGAAGCTAGATTCAAAATCGACGATCCAGACAATGCCTCATTCTGGTTTGGGCTAATTACCGGCTCAACCTTTTTCACAGCACCCAACGACTACATAGTTTTTCAAGTCACCAATGGAGGCGACGATTTATATTTCACCAATGCTGTAAACGGTAATACCACAAACACCGACACAGGAGTTGACCTGGAAGACGATACCTGGTACAGGGTCGGATTCCACTGGGATGGCCACAGCACTCTGCGCTGGTTTGTATTCTCAGAACTACCCTCATATGAGTATGAGGGAGGCTTCTGCGTGGCCACCGGTATCATCACCACCAACATCTGCCAGGACGAGGAACTCACCCTAGGATTCGGAATCAGAAACGATGAGGCCGATGCTCACCAGCTCTGGGTAGACTACGTGATGTGCGTTCAAAAACGAGTAATCGAGTAACCCCTTACACATTGAAAATAGGCAGAGGCAACAGGATACCTGCTCGAGAAGGCCCTGCTCTGCCTCTGCCACTTAGGGCTTAACATGGGAAACTACGTCGACAAAACAGATATCTCTAACTGGCCGTCCGGGACAAGCGATGTAGAAAAAGACGCCCTGATTGCAAAATACGAACTCTTCCTCGAGAAGTTAACCGGCACTCATTTCTACGAAAAAGCATTCGATATTAGAATAAACGGCCAAGGCAAGAACCGAATTTTCCTTGGACTTGAAGCAGACATCATAACCATCGCAGAGGTCGAGGTCTGCGGCATAGACATCCCAGACTCCTGGATAAGCTACGATGCAGACTCTGTGTATTTAGACCCTTGTGCCTCTGGGGCTGGAGCCGTGGAATGGGGGGAGATGTACTATCTCCTAGGCTTCTCAAGGGAATCAGCCATCTTTCCCAGAGGATACAACAACTGCCATTTTGTAGGTACATACGGACAGCCCAACCTGAAGCCCCTGGCCAAACAAGCCGTTACAACACTCATAGAAGCACACAACGAAGGCGGCCTTGACACTAAGGCCTTAAGATAAACCAGTAATACTTACTCCATGAGAAAATTTAATGCACCGATGTTATTTGGAAGCGATAAATTCCAAAACCGTTGGCTTTACGAAGCCCTGCCGGATAAAGCCTGGGAGCGGAAGCCCTGCTTTATAATAGGGGGAGGGCCAAGCCTTAAAAACTTCGACTGGTCCAAGCTCAAAGGCAAAAGAACCATAGGCATTAATCTGGCATTTATGGCGATCGAGCCTACGATCATCTTCTCAATGGACACCAGGTTTTTGAACTGGCTGGCTAAAGAGCGCTACCCAAAGGGGACGCTGGAGAGATTTCTTAAAGCACGCTCTTATAAAGTTTGGCTCTGCACCTACACCGTCCGGCTGCCCGATTATATTTTTATAGTCAAGGTCCACCGCAACTACCAGGCCGGCCTCAGAGCTTTCACCTGGTCAATGAAAGACGGCATAGGCCACGGCAACAACTCAGGCTATGCAGCCCTAAATCTGGCCTGCTGCCTGGGAGCTGATCCAATCTACCTTTTGGGCTTTGATATGAAATTCAAGGACAGCAAGACGCACTGGCACCAGGGCCACCCATCAAAGCCTGCGGAAAAGACAATGCAAAACTTTATCTCTTATTTTGAAAAAGCAGCTCCCCTTATAAAATCAAAGGGCTTTAGAGTTATAAATCTTAACCCGGACTCGGGACTTAATTGTTTTGAAAAGAAAAAACCAGAGGAGGTCCTACATTGACTTTGCAAGGAAAAGTCTGGGGAGAGACCACGGAATTTTTTCGCAACGCCATGGTCTCAGCACACTACCTAAATATTAAAAAAGGGGGCTACTGCTCAGAACATAAACACGACCATAAATACAACGTTTTTTTTGTAATCTCTGGCCTTCTTAAAATTACCATCTGGCGTGACGAGAACCTTAAAGACACCACCATCCTAGCCGATAACCAGACAACCGCCGTGCCTCCGGGATTCTGGCACAGCTTCGAGGCCCTAAAAGACACCAAGGCAGTAGAGGTCTATCAGGTCATACTTGAAGATCCAGACATTGAAAGGCGATCCCAGGGGGGCGTCAAGAAATGAAATTGGTAATCTACTCCAGAACACCTCTCGCAGCTGCCCCATGGGAACTCTGGAAGGCGATTAAAAAATACACCCTGATCGATGCCTTGCTCATAAATGAACGATTCCGATACCCAGACGGCCGAACCTTTCCCTACCACCTCCTAATGTCAATGAACGGCACAGCCTCTCAGGCGCTAAAACAAACAAGCCTGTGGCATGTCCACAATTACCTAACCCAGAGTTTAATCAGCCTCCATAGCACCCAAAAAATACTAGCTCAATTCCACTCAGTGCCTAGGCTCGGGAACTGGCGCCAGCTAATGAAAATAGCCGATAGATCATATACCATAGACCAACCGCTCCAAAAAAAAGAATACAAGCTCCCAGCCCTGCCGAACATAATAGACCCAGATGAATACCGACCAGAGCCTAGAGGAAAGACTATAACCATAGCATTCGCCCCAACAAACAAGCTGCCTCCAGGACACCCAGCAAGCAAGGGCTACTTTGAAATAAGGCGAATCCTTTCCTCGCTTGCCCTAGAAAAACCAGTTGAGATTATCTGGATAGAGGGCAAGCCATACCTAGAGAACCTAAAGCTCAAAAGCAAGGCCCACATCTTGATAGACGACGTCATAACCGGCAACTGGCACCGCACCTCTCTCGAGGGCGCCTGCTTCGGCTGCGCAATCCTCAACAAAAGTCAAAAATATCCATTCGTCCAAGCCAGCCCCAAGAATCTGAAAGAAAAACTGATCTGGCTCATAGAGCACCCATCGACCCTAAAAGATATCCAGGAAAGGACCAGGCTCTGGGTCCTCCAGGAATGGCATGCAATGGATAGAATCCAGGAATACAAAAAAGCCTACAAGGAGCTGGCAGGATGCATGTAGATATAATTATACCAACCTACCAGCGCCCGGAACTTTTGAAGAAGACTATCCACTCAATAAGAGCAAACACCCATAAGGACGTCTCAATCATCGTGGTAATTGATGGTAACCCAAAAATCTTAAAAGACATAGTTGGCATGCAGACATTTTTTTTAATTAACCAAAAACGGCTAGATTGGGTGGCCTCACAAAACAGAGCACTTGCTATGACCCATTCGGGGGCCGTAATCTATGCCGCTGATGATTTGATATTTGATAAATTCTGCATTAAAAATGCCTTAAAAAAACTCCCAAAAGACACAGATGCCCTGGTGACAATAACCCAGAACGTCAAAGGCTGCTCGACTGCCTTCGGACTCCTCGGCCGAAAATTTATAGAGCGCTTCCCAAACAATCAGGTATTTTGCCCGGATTATGTCCATTACGGAGGAGATGCAGAACTAGGAAGATATGCACGTTCGATAGGAAAGCTTCGCCTCTGCCCAGAGGCAACCGTGATCCATAAAAGATTGCATGACCAAACCTATCTCACAGCAAAGCCCCAGGAAAAAGAGGACTTTCACTATATTAAAGAACGAAAGGAAAAAGGCCTGCTTTGGGGGAGAGACTTCAAGAGGCTCAAAAAATGACTCTTATATTCCCAACCAACCAAGGACAGCGATACTACGACACCCATTATAAATTTTTTTACAGCCTGGCAGCTGCAGCCGGCATTAGGGTCATAAAGAAGAAGCTCAAACACAGCGGCCGGGGATTTTTCATTATTTATAAAGACCAAAAAATTCTCATAGACTTTGGAGATCATAAAACAGTGGGAGCAAACATTGATAAATTCCCCATTTGTTTCAGATACCATTACAGCCAAGGAGCCCATGGGAACCTAAAGAACTGCTACCCCCTGACACCAATCAGCTTTTATGACTGGGACCGCTATTTTAAACTTGAAAAACAAATCATCTACAGGGCCGGGGGCCGCCAGATCCAAAACAACCAGAGGCCGGGAGCGGCCGCCCTACACAGAAGAAGGCTGCTCCAGGCAAGGCTGAGAGAGCGCTATCAGGGTCGGCTGGATACCTCGATCACAGGCAAGGTTAAATTCTGGCAAAAAATTAAAACCTGCCTGGTCTCCATCTGCGTCCCCGGAGCAAGGAACGACATCCTGGACCGGGGCCAATTCCAGTACATGGCCTTCGGAGCCTGCACCATTTCACCACCCTTAGATATTGTTTTACCCTTCTGGCAAAGGCCCAAACCAGGCAAACATTACCTAGCCTGCAAACCAGACTACTCAAATCTTTTTGAGATCATAGATTGGTGTGAGCAAAACAGGGATACCTGCGTAGAGATAGGGAAAAATGCAAAAAAACTATTTTTAAACACATCCACCCCGGACAAAGTCTGGGAATGGATAAATAAATGTTTGGAGGAAAAAAATGAGCCAAGAAGAAACAATTAAAAAGCTTCTCAAGGATACCATCGGAAGAAGAAAAAAGATCTTTATCTCCTCCCTTGCTGATCTCGAGGGCCGGAAAATAAAGCTGGCTCACAAGGACAGAACATTCACCGCTGGGATGATAAGATCTATCATGAGGCGAACCCCCTCTGTTAAAGAGGCGGCTGCCGAATATGCTCGCATTTTCACAAAGGGATCACCCGTCTTAATCATCGAATGGACAGGGCGCTCTTTTACGATCGACAATCTCAAGGAGCAGATCTCAGAGAGCTTTAAGGTCGAGCCATTAGAGCTAAATGTGATTAAAGAACAAGGATACAGGAAGCTGGTAGCCCTAAAAGCAAAAGTAAAAACGGCCTAGTGTCAGAGGCTCGCAAGAATGAAAAACGGCCTAGTGTCAGAGGCACGCAAGGAATGAAAAAATGAAAGTAATCATCACAGGGATGCACCGCTCGGGAACATCAATGATTGCCGGCGTACTTCAATTATGTGGCCTCTACTTAGGCAATAACCTGCTTTCAGGGCTAAGAGATAATCCTAAAGGACATTTTGAGGATAGAGAATTCCTGAAACTGAACATTGACCTGTTAAGAGAGAACCACACAAATTGGCGTCAATGCAGGCCTGTCAGCAAAGTATCGAATAACCTGCTACATAAAATGAAGCAATTTATATCAAAATGGCCAGCAGACCAAACGGTTGGATGGAAAGATCCGCGGGCGTGCCTCACCCTGCAAATCTGGAGACAAGCGATAGAGCCGGAACTATTGGTAGTGGTGCTAATGTTCAGGCCATTCATAGAGATAGCTATGAGCCTGAAAAAAAGAAATAGATTCACAATTCAAAAATGTAGAGAACTGTATAATTTTTATTGCTCAGAGGCCGAAAAAAACGTGGCAGGTCTTCCCTATATTAGAACGCACTATCACAAATATTTTTTTGAGAGATGGGGAGAAATAAAGAAACTCACGCAATTTTTAGGCCTTGCCATGCCGGAAGATTCAACTAAGATTGATGAATTTATCGATGCCTCACTTTGGCATCACAGAGAAAAATGAAGCGACATAAAAAAACCCTTACACAAGAGAGAGACCTCCAGCTCGGTAGATGCCTGCCTGATCTTTACGACTATAAGACACTCCTGTACATCGGTATCAAAATCCGGTGGAATTACCCAACATTTAGGGGCCAGGATAAATTCGATACCGCAGATTACACTATAGATATTCTTGAAATAAATCCTGAGACTGTGGCACAGCTCAAGAAAATGAACATAGAGGGCCACCAATTCCATAATCTATTCCGGCCCGCTCCAATGTTCCGCACAATTTACGAAGGCGATGTAAGAGAGGTGCAGACCATCACGCCAGAAACCTATGATGTCGTCATGTGGTGGCAAGGGCCCGAGCATGTCCATCTTCAAGAGGTCGAACCTACGCTCTCGGCTCTCTGGATAAAAACAAAACACCTCCTCGTTCTTGGCTGCCCATGCTCTGGTATAACCGATGAGCATCCGATGGCTATTAAAGGGGCTGACGGACCAGGAACTCACTACTCCCGATTCGACCAACAATTCTTTACCAGCTTAGGATTTGAGGTGGACGTCGTGGGTGAGTGCGGAAAAAAAGGGAATAATATGCTGGCCTATAAGAGGAGAGCGTCATGAATATAGCCAGAGCCACCCAACTCTTCAGAGCGATCCCAGAAGTCCTAAAATACAAATCGCTTCTTTATATCGGTGCCAGCAAGAGGCGCGCTGAGATGCTGTCATATTTTCTCAAAAACAACTTCCGAATTACCATAATCGAGGCCTGGACAGAGAATGTTTTTTTCCTGCGAAAAAGCTACCCAAAGCCAAATATTATACAGGCCGATATCAGAGACATCGCTAAGATACCGCTCGGATACTTTGACATTGTTATGTGGTGGCATGGCCCAGAGCACGTCGAGAAAGAAGCCCTGCCCGGGATCTTTGAGGCACTAGAAAACCACGCAAGGAAAGCCCTGATCCTAGCCTGCCCCTGGGGACGCTATGACCAGGAAGCAGTAGACGGCAACCCATTCGAAAAACACCGCTGCCGGTTATATCCTGAATTTTTTGAGAAGCTCGGATTTAAAACCTCAACCATCGGGACCAAAGATAAGAGAGGATCAAACCTTTTAGCCTGGAAAAAATTATGAAAAAAATAATCTGCGCACCATCAATATTTAACACAAACAAAAAGCTCTCAGACCGCATAAATTACTTTTTCGCAGCAATGGAGGAAGCCTACGGTTACAAGACAATTTACTCCGATCACATCCTAGTTGAGGCAAAAACCGCAGATCTACTTTTTATTTACGCCGGCTACCATGGCCACCAACTCCTTAAAGAATCCATCTATCTAACCCAGCCGAAAATAACTTATTATCTCACCGGCCCGCATAGCTTCACCCAGGATCTTATAAACACCATGGCCGAAAGAGCAGACTTAATAATTGTGACCTACCTCCACGCCTTCTTCAAGATATGTTACACTCAAACAAAGAAAGAGGCCTAAAATGAAATGCCTACTTACAGGACACCGCAACCCAAAGCTCTATCCTCTCAGGCATAAAATTATTAAATCGCTTGAGGCCTCAGCTAAGACCAGGCGCCTGATAGAGGCCATGAGACATCCACGCTGGACTCGCCCCACGCCGCTCAAACCCTGGGAAGTCCCACCAGCTCTGAACGACTCATATGCCAAAAAACTAAACCACTACTTTTGTTCAATCGCCACAGACTCAATCTACCATTACGGCCTGGCAAAATATTTTGAAATTCCAGCAGCCGGCTGCTTATTACTTGGAGTAAGAACCCCAGACATCGATGAGGCCGGGCTGACACCATGGGAGCATTATGTTCCGATCTCAGAACTAAATGCTTTGGCCCAGGTCGAAGCCGTATTTGAGAACCCGGATGCATTCTCAAAAATTCGAAAACAGGGCTGTGCCTATGTGAGACAAAACCACAGCGTGAAAAATAGAATCAAGCAGCTCCGAAGCCTAATGAGGGAGGTTTTATAATGAGCTACGACAGTCTCCTCATAAACACCTGCTCGATTAAGCACCGGCAATTCGACAAATGGGGAACGGCAACCTCGACTGTAGTATCCAATATACCTTGCCGATTTATGAATATTATTCAAAAGATTATCGACCTGACCGGTCAGGAAAAACAGAGCGCCGGCAAATTTTTCTTTAAAAGCTCAACCACCATAGAGCACCAGGATCTTATAACTTACGATGGTGTAGATTACGCAGTCATAAAAATAAACAGAACCCAGAACTCAATAAAACATCATCACACAGAGGTCTGGGTAGACAAGGCAAGAAGATGAGCGAAAAAACTTTTTTTACTATGGACTTCAGAGACTTCGACATCCATTTTACAAAAATAGTTGAAGAAAAAATTCCCAAGGATGCTGAAGACGCCCTCTTCCAGGCTGGAAGCCTTGCCCTTGCAGATGCCATAGAAGAAAAACCTACCGTCCCCAAAAAGACTGGACACCTAAGAAGAAGCAAGAGAGTGGAAGTCAAAAAAGAAAAAAATGAAATTTATGTCCTCTGCGGCTTTAATATCAGGGCCTAAATTCCTGGAGTCAACGCTGCAGAAAAATGCTAAAAAATACATGAAATTCGTAGCTGATAAAATCAAAAAGGGAGCGAAATGAACACCGTAATTAAAGCGATTTCTACATTCCTCGAGGCTCTCAGCGGCTGCAGCTGGGTCATAGGAGAGAACCTATTTGCCGGCTCCCTACCCCTGAAGCGCTCAGACGGCACAGATCCACCAATACGCTGCGCTGTTGTCTTAGAGATAGCTCCAGGGATTGTCGTGCCAGACCTCCCAGATTGGGAGGAAAAAGCAATACAAGTCTGGAATAGAGCCGAAAATTATATGGATGCAAGAGAAGATGCCTATTGCATCTTTGAAGCAATCCATGGCACCGCAGGCTGGACCCTACCATCGGTGGATGGGGGGCCACAGTACTCGGCCATGGTAATAAATGCGGTCGCCCTGCCGGCCGTAATCGAGAACCCTAATGACAAAGGCCATTTTGTGTTCTCAACAAATTACATCTGGAGCTTAGGGGAGGAGTTTCCACCCTAAGCCCGGAAATTTTAATGGAGGTATAAAATGCCACAATTACCATTCAAGGACAAAGGACCAGTACAGCTCACCTGGGACTATGGTGACTCAAACCTTGTGATTAACCCAGTGCTAGGCACAGTCTCGCTCACCACAGTCGATAGCGTTTCAGATGTCCAGGAAGAACGCTATGGGGAGACTCCTGTAGATGCCGTTTTCACAGGAACTGTCGTGGAGCTCGCTGTTCCAATGACAAGAAGCACCCTCACCCAACTCATTTCTCTCCTGGAGGGAGTGGAGTCCGGAGGTGCAGATGTAGCCATTTTCAAAGTAAAATCCGGCTGCGATATGTACTCAAGCTCTAAAGAAATCCTAATCCAACCACTCTGCGATAACGTACCAGACCCTGACCTAACTCACGCAATTCTGCTTTACAAATGCTTCCCATACAGAGACTTTGATTTAGGTTTCAACCGGGAAGATCAGCGCGTCCACATGGTCCGATTCAAGGTATTCCCTAACCAGGAATCTGGATACGAAGGAAAATACTACCAGTACGGAGTATCATCCTAATGGCCCTAAAACTAAGCACAACAAAAAGCCTTTACAAGCCAATCACAATTGAAATTGATGGAGTCCAGATCAAGGCCAAACCGCTGACAAAAGAACGCCTGCGTCAAATAGCAGAGATCGAAAAAAGGATAAGAGCCGGAAACGTCCTTGCTGCCTATGACCAAATAGAGGTGATCTTCGGGAAACAAAAAAAATTTGAAAAACTTGAGCTGCGTCAAGTGAATGAGATAATTGAGTATGTCACCAACTCCATATTTAGGCCAGAAAAGGAGCTTCCTAAAGAAGAAAAAAACTCAACAAGGCCTGGAGACAAAACCTAGCTTTTATAGCATCACAGTTTCCAGGCCTGTTCTCAGTTAGGGAGCTCTGCAGCTTAGACATCAGAGACCTGAATTTTTGGCTGAACGAAGCGAAGCGAAACCACCTGCGCTGGCGCTATTGGCTTAACTATGCCTGTCGACTTGCTATGCTCACCGGCAACGAGTACCAGGACGAAACGACCAGGCTAGAATTTCAGATGAGGCTTCTGGACGAGGAGAAATAAAATGTTTGGAGCTTTTATGGCCGGCTCAATCGTCGGAAAGCTGGCCATGGACACCAAGAAGTGGTCGGAGTCCGTAGCCAAGGTTAAAAAAGACCAGAAATCTATGGCTGACGGCGCCTCCACTTTCTCCTCAAAAATGAAGACAGCCGGCAAGGTTATGACCGGCTTGGGAGCAGCCATCGTTGGAGTCCTAGGCGTATCAGTTAAAGCCGCCATAACCTTCAATAAAGAGATGGCCAACGTAGCCACCCTGATTCCAAATGCAGGGGATAGGCTCATCGAGCTCAAAACAAATGTCCAAGATCTGGCTATGGCCACCGGCAAGAGCACCACGGACATAGCCCAAGGACTCTACCAGGTAATCTCTGCCTTCCAGGATAGCGCTGATACAGCCGAAATTCTCGAAATTAATGTCAAGGCCGCAGCAGCCGGACTCTCCACAACCACCGATGCCATAAACCTCACAAGCGCCGTAATGAAAGGCTACGGTACGATATCAGCCGCAGCCGCACAGCACGCAGCAGACCTAGCCTTCGAGACGGTAAAGCTAGGCCAAACCACCTTCCCACAACTAGCAGCCAGCATGGGTAGAACTATACCCATAGCAGCCAAACTGAATGTCACCCAGGAAGAACTCTTTGCCTCATATGCAACTTTAACCGGAGTAACTGGCGACGCCTGAAGCCCTCTGAAGAAATGGCAGCTGCCATGAAAAGCCTGGGCTACAACTCAGCAGAGGCGATGATAAAGGAACTTGGGCTCGTAGGATCTATGAAAGCCTTGATCGGAACGACCGACGGATCATCCACGGCCGTGGCTAAATTATTTACAAATGTCCGAGCGCTCCCAGCAGTATTTGCCTTGACCGGCGCTCAGGCCGAAACTTTTAATGAAAAATTGACCGCCATGCAGGATGTCTCAGGCTCCATGAACGAAGCCTTTAAGGCTATGACCGAGGGAATAAATGCAACCGGTTTCGATATGTCCAGGCTAAAACAGATGACC